GTCGCGGAGGTCGAGGCGTATGAGCTTCGGAACCTGCGCGGGATGCCAAACAATCCACCCAATCAACCGAGACCATGAGCTTCAACGGAACAGTCACAGGCAACCTTGCTCGCGATCCTGAGCTGAAGGCGTTTAACAACGGCACGATGGTCTGTAACCTTGTGCTGGGTGTAAAACGCCCAAAACGCAAAGGCGAGGATCAGCCTCCCTTTTGGGTCAAAGCGCAGATCTGGGGCAAGCAAGCCGAAATGGCTGCTGACTGGATGCACAAGGGTGATCTGATCCTTGTGGCTGGAGAGATCTCAGAGGAACGATTCCAAAAGCGGGACGGCACGCAAGGCTTTGCTGTCGTTGTGGAGAACGCTCGTTTTGAGATCTTGCAAAGCAAGGGGCAGGCTCAGCCAGTTCCTGCCCCTGTAGCGCAAGCGGCTCAGAGCCTGGCCAAGGCGACTGACGGTGTGGTGAGCGAGATCACCGAGGCTGATCTGTTCTAGGGCTTCATCAGCTCACACTCGAGGCGCGCGATCTCATTGACGGCCTGCTGCAGCAGCTGCTGCTGGTAGCAGGCTTGTTTGAGGAGAGCCGCGGCCATTGCGCCCGCATCCTTGCTGTTGAGCAGGGTGCGGGCTTGTTTTTCGATCTCGAACTGCTGCTCTGGCGTGAGCTGAACCGCCATCCACTCTCCGAAGTTCATAGTGCTACCGTGGCGGGGTACATGTTCAGGATACCTATGGAGTGCCCACGCTGCGGTAGCGGTGAGATCAGGGCGATCGCAACGAACGGGAAAGAGGCTGACAAGGTGACCCGCCAGCGGAGGTGCGTGGAGTGCAGGCATGTCTGGTACACGGTCGAGCTGCCTGTCAGCTTGTTGGCGATCGGGTGGGCGCGCACGCCGGACACGAACAAAAGCGTGCCCGTTCTGCGGGTGCCTGTGGAGCTGGCGGTCGGCAGCAACGCCGTGTGAAGAACTGTCACAACGGTTGGCCGTGTGACCCGTGGGCGGTGCATACTTAGGGGACGGCCGACAAGGCCACCGCTTCTCCGACCATGACCCTCCACATCGAAGGCATCACCTACGAAGTCCTGAAGGCTGAGGCTTACACCCACAACGGCAACGCTCGCACTCAGTTCACCCTCAAGCGTCCCCGCGGTCGCCGCACCTATTGGGTGGTGAAGTACGAGAACGGCCAGTTCAGCTCGGTGGTTTGATGCCCAACCGCTTCCGCACCGTCAAGTTCGTCAAATACGTCATCCGCCGGCGAGGCGGCTGGGTAAAGCGCCACATCGACGGCTTCCCCACCTACACCTTTCAGCTGCCGGACGCCGACCCACAAGGTCCGTTCACCCGATTTGAACTCATCGACTGGGCAAACCAGCATTTGTAATGATCAATCGCCTTAACAACGCCATTTGTCTGCTGATCGTCGCGGCCGTGTTCGCCATGATCGGCATCGAATCCGGCAACCAGTCCGGCACCACCCACTCCGGCACTCAGCAGCTGGTGGAGGTGCGCAAGTGACGCAGCGCCGCTTCTACTTTCAGATCCGCAGCGCCAATGTCTGCGAGTGCGTCACAGCGCACAGCCTGACCGAAGCCAAAGCCATCGCTGCCGAGTCTTGGCTGCCGTGGTGGTCAGAGCTGGAATGGCTGAACCCTGAAACCGTCACCGATCCGAACTGCCATGCCTAACGCCCCGATCGGCGCCATGCTGCCCTGGCAATGGGCAGAGGATGAACCCACCAGCAAGCACGGTGACGGCATCAGCCGGCCGCGGCCGAAGGTGCGCACCAAGGAGTTTCGCTTGATCGTCTACCCCGTAGGCGCCAGGCCGATGACCTGGATCACGCGCGCCGAGAGCAAGCGGCACGCGATCCGCTACGCGCAGAACCGCTGGCCGGGTGCGACGGTGGAGGTGGCGTGACTGACATCCGCAACCGCCTCGAGCAGCTGCTCAGCGATAGCGGCACCTATCAGCAGGGGCGCCATGATGAACGCCTGCGGCTACGCCAGCTGATCGACATCCGCATCGACCAGCTGAGCACTGTGCCCGGCATCCGCAACCGCCAGCAGCTCTGCGCTGAGCTGCTTCACATCCGCCAACACCTCGAACAATGAAGCCTCACCAGCTGGACCAGCAACGCGCCGACATGATGGAGAGCCTCTATCAGCACAGCGGCCGCGATCAGCTCCCCTATGGCCATCCATTGCGCAGCACTTACACCGGCCTGTGGGATGAGTTTGCCCACGATCTGGCGGCCAACTTCCGCGACACTCCTTATCCCGAGCTGCTCGCCCGTGTGGTGCGCGCCATGGATGCCACCGAGTCGGTGTTCAGCCAGAAGCAAGCGCAGCAGGCGATTGAGGTCTGCCGTCAGCAGCTGCTGGGAGATAAGTGGCGATGAACTGGCGAGGATTGTGCCTGGAGCTGGCCGATCGGCTGGCTGAGCATGTGGCTGCCGATGACCCGCTGCTGGTCTACGCGCGGGAAGGATTGAACAAGCCAGCACCGCAGACCTTTGGCCGTGGCGAAAAAAACATCGCAGCAGTGTTGACGCCTGAGAAGGTTCGTGAGCTGCGGCGACTTCGCGGGGAGGGGATGTCCTACGGCCGACTTGCGATCAGGTATGGCATCAGCAAGCGTCACGCCTCGCGCATCGTCGCCGGCGAACAGTGGAGCTGGGTCAATGACTGATCAGATCAATCCCGAGCACTACAAGCACGGCCCGGTGGAGGCCATCGACGTGATCGAGGCTGCCATCGCCCGTGCGCCTGATCCGGTGCTGGGCAACTGCCAGGGGCACGTCCTCCGCTACATCCTCAGAATGTGGGACAAGGGCGATCCGGCCGTGAACGCTGCCAAGGCGAGGTGGTATCTCAACCGCCTGCTCGGCAAACTGGAGGGATGATGCACCTGCCGGGTCTGAACCTGATCGAGCGACTGGCGCTGTGGATCCTGGTTCGCAGCCCTCGCACCAGCCTGGTGGTGGTGAAGGAACACCTCTGGCCGACCGTGTTCGTGGCGGCTGATCCTACAGATGATGTGGCCTGCTATGTCACCCAAGGCGAGCAGGAGCCGCTGTCGATGCAGCTGGAGCGGCTCTACCACCAGCCGGCATACGGCGAGGAAGAATGATCAGCCTCCACGCCGGCAGGCTGCTGCTGTTCTGCGATAGCGCAGATCGGACGTGGCACTGCCGGGTGGTGCTCGGGCCAAAGCCGGAACACCAGCTTGAGGCCGACACCGGCGCCATCCGACTGCAGGATGCGCTGCTGCGCGCTCACTCGATCTATAGCGCAGCGGTGGTGCGCATCAGGCCGGTGACGGAGCCACGGATGTGCTGGGACTGCGTGCAATGGGACCAAGCGCGCAAACGGTGCAGCTTGGACTTCCCGGAAGCGAAGCAAAGCGGTGGTCGCTACGCGACACGGTGCGAGGTGTTCCTGCCGGCAAACTGAGCGAGGCCGCTCTGGTGCCATGTCGAAGCGGGAATGGAACACGCCTATTCGTGAACCGTGGTGTCCGCTGATTCACCAGGCGCTGCAGGCTGTCGATCGGCACAACAGTTTGTGGTTCAGCACCGGCGATGAGCTGCACCTACAGCAGGCGCAGGTTCTGCGGGAGTATGTCGCCAGACTGAAGACGTGGATCCACCAGCAGGAGCAGCGGCAATGTTCGGACCGGAGGTGATCAGCCGCACCGATCGAGATGGCGGCTACATCGAGACGCTCATGCCGGTGCATGGCGAGATCTACTACCGCAGCTGCGTGGGTGGGATCTGCCGGTACAGCAGCGACCTATGGCAGGCAGAGCTATACCTGGACCACCTGCTGGCGCGCTGATGCTGCACGACATCCTGATCTTGTCGCTTGAGTATTGGGTGACGTGCTGGATCGCGCTGTACGTCTGCAGCCGGATCCTGCCTTGATAGGGGTGGCCGGTGGCTGGTCCTCACGCGGTGTCAGCCTCACCGCTGCCGGCCGCAGCGGACGCCCCTGAGCTGAAGTTCAGGAGCCGTCACTATAGCCCTCGCCAGCCA